CACTGGGGGTGTCACTGGAGGTGTCACTGGAGGTGTCACTGGAGGTGTCACTGGAGGTGTCACTGGAGGTGTCACTGGAGGTGTCACTGGAGGTGTCACTGGAGGTGTCACTGGGGGTGTCACTGGAGGTGTCACTGGAGGTGTCACTGGAGGTGTCACTGGAGGTGTCACTGGGGGTGTCACTGGTGTATCAGGTAATTTTGTAAGATCAATTATAAGTGGTTTATCATTTTGATCTTTTAAAGTTGCAGTTCCATCTTGATTTATTGTAACTAAACTATAAATTTCACCGTCACCAGTTATGTATTGTTTGGAATCCCCGCTTCCGTAAGATACAGGAAAATAAATATTATTTGGTGCATTTAAAGCCGCACCGCCAGTTCCCGAATCTGTTGAAAAAGCCGCTTTGTTTGGGCCCTCTGGACCCGCGCCGGAACCAATACTTAATAGTGTTGTTGTTTTTGAATCTACTGGCGTTGGCTTATCCCCTTGTACAACAGTAACATTACTTTCTTTAGGAACTTGAGAATCAGTAGTGCTTATGTCAGGGTTTTCAACTAAATATTTTGCAAAATCTGTTGGATTTGTAATGCCATAATCCAATGCATCTAATCGTTCAGCATTATTTTTCCATCCAGCAGCTTGGGCTGCAGCATCTTCTTGAGCTGCTATTTGTGATGCGTTAACAGTAGTATTGGTTGGCACAAGAGGGGTGTTTGTTCCACCTCCGGCATCGGTAACAGATCCAGTTGTGTTTACTGTTGCAGTTGGGCTGTATGCCGCTTGCACATCAGCATTTTGACCAGATAACCAAGCATTGGCAGCAGCAGGATCACCGCCTACTGCTGATACTAATTGGTTATATTGTGGGTTTGTTGAAGATGGTGATACTGTATCAAACGCACCTTTTACTGAGTTATACGCAGAACCAATTCCTTGGCCAACAACAGAGTTAGCACCACTATACAAAGCAGCCGCTATAGGATCACCGCCAGTTGCTGCAGCTTTTAAAGATCCTAGCACTGCGCTAGTTATTGCAGGGTTTGTACCCGTTGGCATAATGCCATTAACAAGGCTATTTGTGCCTCCAGTAATACCACCGATCAGTGCTCCAGTGGCAATATCTTTACCACCTAATGCGGCGCCAGTAGCACCTCCGGCTACTCCACCAACGGTACCAGATGCTAACTTAGCGTAATCTGCAAAGTCGGTGCCTTGTGTTAAACCACCAGCAATACCGCCAGCACCAGCACCAACAGCTCCGGTAACGCCGCCTTTGACAGCACCTTGTAATATATCTTGACCAGTCAGTCCTGATTTTATGGCGCCCATTGCAGCGCCTTTTGCTGCGCCAGTCCCAGCGTTTGATAAAATGTTTGCAACATCAAGTCCAGGACTTGCTATGGTAGCGGCGGTTCCTGCGGGTAAAGCGCCAGTTAGTCCTACACCAGTGGCTTCAGTTCCTGCAGCCGGTGCAACAAATGAACCAAAAGTTCCTGCAGTCGATGGTAAAGCACCGGTTCCTATGTCTGCAGCAACTGAGGGTAATAAGTTACCTACACTTGATGCACCACCATAAGTGCCAGCACCCAAACCACCAAGTGTTTCACCACCAAAAGTACCAGCGCCAGTGTATAAAGATCCGCCAGCAATTTCACCTGCAGCTGCACCAGCAGTAGTAGCAGCACTACCAGCTTCCAAAGCTGCAGCGGCAGGAGCAAAAGCGCCAGCAGTAATCATTGCAAGCATTGCTGGAGCTATTTTTTCTATGCCTTGTAATGTAGCGCCTTGACCAGCTCTTTGAGCTATATTTTCAGCATGACTTTTTGCCGTTCCTTCATAAGCAATTTTAATTAAATTGTCAATTTGCTGTTGAGGTAACCCAACAGCTCTTGCGTTTTGTAATGCGTCTTGAATTTTTGCATTGGTTTCAGCATTGGTTTTACCTTGACCAGCGTCCCAACCTGCTTTTTGCAAATTAAGCGTTAACTGGGCATTCCAATATGCTTGAGGATCAGATTGTTTAATAGACTCAAGAAAAGCATTAGCTTCATTTACTTGTTGTTCTGGATTACGATTAAATAATGATGATTGGCCGTTGTTTGTAAAATAACCAAATAAAGCACCTGTAGCTTCTTCAGCTTTTTGAGCAGCCCAAGCATGAGGATCAGATTGTTTTAACTGAGCATCTGCTGTTGCTTTAGCAAGATTGGATTGCTGTTGTTGGTACAAAAAATAATCGTAATCAAGAGGTGAATTTTCCTGATTATAAAGAGTGGGGTTTTTTGCCGCAAATTGTTCTTTTGTTAAGGGGGTATTTTGTGCGTATGTTTGCCCCTCTGGAGACGCAGCAAATGCAGCGCCAATTTGATCAATTGGCATTCCAGAATTTAATTGACCAACCCAATAATCTAATCCACTTTGATCTGGAGCACGACCAAAATACTGTTGATAAAGTGCAGTAATGTCCGCAGTTGGATCTGGGGCTCTATTAAAAAATCCCATTATAAATTTTCTCCAATAGCATTAATGCCGGCAAGTTTAGTTGCGGGCATGTTGTGTGTTGTTGAAATTTTTAGTATGGTCATGGTCTATTTATACTAATACGCAGAAATGGGATTTTGTGCCCTAAATCAACTACTTGGGCCATTAACAATTTGAGTAAAACTACTTGCCCAATCTTGCCAGTTATCAAAACTTTCAGGGGCAGATACGGGGTAACTGGCAAAAACAGCCAGATTCATAATCTGAGTTGCACCTGCTTGCCAGTTAAGTTCGGGAGTAATTCCAATGGGTTCAGAACCAAAATATAAAACAATATTACCGTTCCAATCTTCCCAAGTGCTGTAGTCTGGGGAAAAAGGAAAATGTTGGGTTATACTAGGGACGCTCATCACCAAACTCCGCAGTAATTAAGTTACGTCCCATTTCATAGTTACCATTAATATCGTTTGATTCAAACTTTAAACGCACTAAACGATGCTCTACACGAAGGTCAATTTTACCAGTATCTTTGGTAAAGTAATAGGGCCCAGAGCTTTCCTCGTATGGACCAGAAGCAAACTTACGACCTAAAATGGTCATAGACATGGTGCCATCTTGTAAAAAGTTTGGTTCTACACGACGAAGATGCATACGACGATTAATACCTTGTGTAGCATCTTGACTTGGATTACCAGTAAGCCAGCTAATATCACTAGTTGTAATACTAGAATATACAGCTAACTCATTTAAAAAAGTAACTTGGTTTAAACCGTGCTCATGTTGCCAAATAGTATAGCCACCATCTACAGGAAAAGCCAAAGTGCCGGGATCTGTAGCAGAAGCAATTATTGTTTCTGATGTAAGTAATGTAGCGCCGTATTCAAGACTATAAGTACTAGCAATAACATGGTACACTTTTCTAGGGTTATTTAAGTCCGTAGAAAGCGTAAAGTTATCACCAGGGGAAAGAATATTAGACACATCACCGTTAACATAAATTTGACTTGATGTTGGATCGGGGGCTCCAGCTGGGGTAGCAATTATTGTAACAGGATTACTAACGTAAACTTCATATTCCCAACCAGCCCATATTGGTGTTGGAAATAATTCTGTAGTATATCCGCAAGATCTACGGCATCCTATTGCTTGACCAGCGTCATACCAAAGTTTATCTTTTACGTTGTATACAATAGCATCAGTACATTCTGTTGCTGTACCACGGGGATAAAAGAACCAAATTTCATTGTATCTCGGAACTTTAGTGGCCCAAACTTTTTGTCTTTGTGAATAATTAATGTTATTAAACAAATAGTTTACATTTTTATCATTGGGCAATACTGCAACTTGACCATTATAAAGATAATATCTGTCAACGCCCATCCAAAAATAAGTTCCATCCATCTCCACAACAGCATTAGAAGACATGATAGAAATTTGGCTGGAAACAATATCGTAAGTCCAGTAAAACTGAGTGGCTTGTGAGTTAAAAGAAACACGAATTAAACTATCTGTTGCCCAAAATAGTCCAGATGGTGAGTTAGTACCACCACGAACTGTCATACCCTTAACAATTTTAGAAGAAGAAACGTTTACTTGGTTAGCTAATGGTCCGTTCCAATCGTATGGGCTTTGTTCTGCGTAAATATTGCTGACGTTGTTGTTAGCAATAAAACCGTGGGAACCATACACAAAAATAAATGGATACAATACACAAACGCCACCGTCTACGGAAATAGGTTTATACGTTGGGTGTTGTCCACCACTATCAGATAAACCCGATAAAAAGAATTCATTATTAGCATCTGGTGTAACTGATCCCAATAATATTTGCGACGCAACGCCACTGTCAATATTTTGTAAAGTTTTACCAGGGTGCGCTAATAAATTTAATACGCCGCCAGCGGGACTAAATTGAGCATCAAATTGCCAATTATTACGGGTATCTGGTACAACAATAGTATTGTTTAACCAAATTTGCGTAATAGAATCTGCTGGCGCATCAGGTGTAAAAGTAATAGTTGTTTCTGATGGTGGCCCTATTGTATAAACAGACGTTGCAACAGTGTAAACTACTGAAGTGCCTGTTTGATCTACAATAAATTCAGTACCAACAGCAAAGGTTGTTGTAGCGTCTCCGGGAACAATAATGGTATCTACTGCACTTTGTGTTGACACAAAGGCAGTTACTGAACCCGGTAATATATTTTCTTTGTAAGGACCACTACCACTACCGTAAGTTGTTCCTGTAGTAAATACATCTAAACCAGCAGCATTACCAGCAAAAATATAATTTACGCCGTTATACGGAATGTTGATCATGCCACGGTAGATGCCATTAAAACTATTAAAAAGATTAACAAAACCGCCCATTTTCTTTGGCTCACCACGCTGAAATCGGCACCATACACCATCAGTGTACTGATCATTTTGAAATACAGTACCATCACGCTTAATTCCAGCTGGTATTGCTAAGCTGTAAATTGTTGTATATTGCGTGGTATCCTGTTGCTGATTATCAGCCGCCATTTAGAACGTCCCACCACTAATCAATTTTGCACTTAATGTTGCATTCACAGTCACTTTTGGTTGTAAAGTATCCGTGTTATTAATGTCAATAATTTCTATACCGTTAGCCGATAATCCAAGAATGCCGGTTCCAGGTAAGTACATACCTGTTGTTGAGTCTGATAAAAATGAAAAAGAAGGTGCTGCAGCAATCCCATCAACCGCGTAGAAAAGATTAGTTGCTGAGGAAGTTAACAAATAAAGACTTTGACCATCACACAAAACAGTAGCAATATTGCCAGTTGTTACTACCAGCGCTGGCGACATACTGCCCTCAACTACAAACTGAATGTCGTAATCTGTATGCCCTGTTGAGTTAATCAAAATATAAAGTTGAGTTGTTGCAGGTAACGTCACTGTTAATGTTTCTGTGCGGCTACCAGTTTGAGCAATGTACGTCTGAATAATTGGCGCATAGGTAATTAAACTAAAACTATTGCCAGGTATGGAATCCACATCGTATGTTGCGGATGTAAAGGTTACATTTGCCGGAGCAGTTAATCCGACAGTAAGAAAACTTGCAGTGCTAACATCATAAACAATATAACCAGAATCACCAGGATTAGCAACAATAGTAGATTGCCCATTAATTAATGTTGGGTTTTGTGGTGCAAGTGTTAGTGTTCCGGTACCAGAGTTTCTAAACCCAATATACCATCCAGTAGATAAACTTCCAACAGTTGGAAGTTGAAAAGTGCCAGCGCCACTAATCCAAACAAAAGTTGATGCACGGCTAGCGTCGTTAATCACTGGTGTAATAGATACATTAACAACGTTTTGAGTGGTTGCCAATTGACCAGATACCGTTGTAAGACCAGCGCCTCGTAATGTTGCTGCGTCAGCGTATGATGTGCCTGCAGCAAACTCTACATTTGCCCAAGTACCACCCAAAGAAGTATTATCAGTAAGATAGAAGTAGCGAGATTTACCAACAGCAACAATGACTGACTGCTCACCAGCTGCGTCCGTAACCACAAAATCATTGAGTCCCAGATTGCGCATAAGGATGTCTGTTCCAAGCGAACCTTGAGTAGCATCAGGTAATACGATGTTAAGATTGCCAAGAGAAGCAGCGCAATCCATAATACGGCTGGCAGGAACTTGCTGTCCGTTAACGACAGCAGGCCAGACAAGCTGAGTGTTGGTGCTAAATGAAAGAGCATAGTAAGATACGTCCGTTGGTACAACAACGTCGCCTGTAAATGGGGAAGTAAATGTTGACATATTTTAGGGTTCCTGAACCGTAACGTTTCGGTCGATGCGACGTGAGTTGTCTTCTTTTTTGAGTGCATCTAAACAATCTGTGTAATATTGTTTCCACACAGGTAGCTTGTCTAATGCTTTTAAATAGCCTTGTGCTTGTAATAAAGTTCCAAACAGCATGGCTTGTGGCGCTTCTCTAGTAAATAGATTTTGTTGATTAGATGAATCTAAAGGTTGAATTTCACTGTAGTAAATGATTTCAATTGCGGTATCCGCAGCGGGCGCTGGAGCAAACGCCCAGTTATTATAATCATATTCTCCATAGTACTTCACATCTGAAGGAGTAGATTCAGATTGGTATTGTGCAATGTAGTCTTGCGAACGCATGAGAATTGGACGACCATTTGCTTTCATGGAGACTGTTTTTCTCCAACGAGCTGGTTTGGCAAGCACAACTTGGTTTTGTGCCAAAGCGGTTTCTACTACTGTCAACTGTAAATACGTTTTTAGTTCTGCTGCAATAGCGGACTCAGCCAAGCCAATTAAGCTAGGGATTTGTTCCACAAATTGAATATCATTCCGCTCCATATAGTTCTGGACATCAGATACCAAATTGTTATAAGTCATTACGTATGCGTTGGTCATCTTGTGTAGTAACTAATATTAGGTTGGAAGTAGATTGGTGACTTGTCCCGCTCTTCGTTGCTTGCTTGCATAAACAATTTATCAGCTTGATCTTCAAGATATTGAATGCGCGTAATATCACCGCCAGGTAATTGCAAAGAAAGTTTGTGTGATAGAGACGCTTGAACTGAAGCCAACCAACGATCTGGGATATACAATTCGTCAGTTAAAGCACCTACGTCTTCCATTTGTTTTTCAACAAGAAGCTGAAAAAGCTGGAAGTCGTTGTTAGGTACTGGCCACAAATACATCGATGGTTCAATCGTACGATCAAACCAGTATTGTAACGAGCGCACTGATGGGAATTGTTTGTTAGGAAGATTCCAGTAATCGTCGCGGTTTAAGCGAGCTAGGGGAATAACTTGTTGGCTAGTTGAAAATACAATCTGGCGAACAGAAAAAGTTGGAGCTACTGTCTCTCTGAGACGATAGTAAAGATGATTTGGTGTAATGGCAATGTTGTAATACGCCCATTCACGATCTTTTAGTGTGGTCTGTGGTAGTTGCTCAACGGTAGTCCAAACTACGCCGTCGTCACTAACCTCATAAGCAAAGTTGTAAGTCTGCGTACCACCGTCTTCAGCATGACCATTAAAGCCAACATAAAACACAGGTTGAGACAATTGGTATTGTAAACCAAGCCAATTTTCTTCGACTGTAGAAGTGGCAACTAGGTTTAAATTTTGCTCAAAAGCTGCTGGGGATGTTGGGTTATCTAAAGGCAAATACTCAGAAGCCTGAGAAATAATAATGTAAACCCAGTTAGCTTCACGCACATCAATAACGGTTGATGGAAGATAAAGTTGCTGTTGTGCTGTAACGGCACCGTACAATTGGTTTTCTAATAGCCAAAGATTTACACCCAAATTGGACAGGTTTTGCAAGTTGTAAAACAGTGCTTGTTTACCAGCGTCAATATATTCAGGCGTAATCTCTTCTGCTATTTTACCAGCATCACGAAATGCGTATGAAATAAGTTGGTCGACATTAATCTTAGTGCGACCTGTTGTGCCACTATACGCCATGTTAGCGTCCTCTGCCGGCTGACCGTTTGTTTACTGTTTTGGGTAAATTGGTTTGTGCTTTGCCAGATTTGACAAACTCCTTGCCAACTTTTTTAGGGATGCCAAGGGTTGATTTACCAGCTGCTGCGGCGTACATTGCCTTCATCTGCTGTTTGGATTCCATTGGCATAATTATTTCCTCTTAACTTTACCGCCGCGTTTCTGACCGCCAGGGGTTGTAGAACCTGCAGGAGCGCCAACACCCATAGGATTAGAAGAAGGAGTTCCAATATTGCTAACTGCAGCATTCATTGGAGAAAGCCCACTCAATTTATCCAAAATAAACTTTTTAGCTTTACGAGCAGGGTTCATGACCGTATTCCGAGTTGCAATATTTTCTTGAGTGTCTAAAGCATCTTGCGCTGCCGCTGGATTAGTTTGAAAATTGGGCTGACCACCGGCTTGCATTTTTTGCACAGACTTGCCGCCACATAATAGTTTTGGCTTGATGTCTTTTGCTTTTTTGATGCTGTCCATATCGCCAGATTTTTTCTTAGCGCTATAAACACCAACTGCACCACCTTCTTTAAAACGCCTGCCAAATAATGGGGCTGTTGGGGCTGTTAACCTATTAATTGGGTTTTGTTGTGGTTGTTGATTAAACCCTCCCATTTGAGGTTGTTGATTAAACATACCCCCTTGTGGCATTGGTCGAAGGATAGTTTGGGGTGGTGTAGGAACAGGACTTCCTGGACGTATTTGCGGAGTTGGCATTGGTCGAAGGATAGTTTGGGGTGGTGTAGGAACAGGACTTCCTGGACGTATTGGTTGGGAATATTTTGCACCATCAGTTGCATATATAGGTAATTGACCAGTCATACCAATACCAGTACCAGTACCAGGGTTTTGTATATTACCAAGTGTTGGACCACCTGTTTGTGTTCCCACTTGCCCATAAGTACCATTAGCGCGAGGCATTGGGGTTGCTAGATCGGGAGGTATTGCAGTTCCGTATCCAGTTTTACCTACAATTGGCCCTGGATCACCATATGTAGGAAGAGGAGGAGGAGGTATTGCAGTTCCGTATCCAGTTTCATTTACAACTGGACGTGATGCCATTGGTGTTGCTGTTTGTTGCCCCATAATACCTGTACCTGTATCACTAGGCACAGAAATGGGTGCCGAACCCGTGTAGTTTGGGTCTTGAATTACACTACCAGTTAAACCGCCGTCGGCAAACTTCTTGATTGTCTTGCCTTTTGTAGCGGCAGATGGTGCAGCCGCTTTTTTAGGTTTTGCTGCTACTTTTTTAATCTTGTCTTTGTCGCCTGATGCTTTGGTATCTTTAGCTTTGGCTTTGAGCGCGGCAGACGGAGCTGCGGCAGGCTTCATAAATTTCTTAACGGTACCGACTGCCTTTTTGGCGCGGCCACCTTTACGCAATTTAGTAAGGTTTGTTTTTTCGCCGGGGTGCTCTTGTTTATCGTGCATAGCAATTGCTTTTTTAACAATCGCTTTGTCTTGTTTAATATCAGCACTCGTGCTTTTACGATCACGTTTAGTAAAATTACTTACTGATCCACCAGTTTTAAATGCCTTCATTTTAGGCAGGGTTTTAAATCCGTTCATTAGCAACCTCTTTTAACTTTACCACCACGTTTGAAAGCATCACTTAAGCCACGAGTTTTACCACCAAATTCGTTAGCATCGCTGCTGCCTGTTTTTTTACCTGTTTTGATATCTGTGCCACCGGTCTTTTTACCAGTTTTGATATCTGCGCCGCCGGTTCTTTTGCCGCCGTCTTTTGCTACATCGCTGCCGCCCGTGGTCATCACTGAGCCGCCGGTTTTCATTTTAAGATTGGGTTTAAAGCCTTCCATGATGTTTCCTCGAGGTTAATTGTTGGGTGGGATGATCAGTTCCCTAATACTACTAATACGCTAAAAAAGGTTTTTACGCCCCTAAAAATAGCGCTCTTTCGCGTTTACGGCGGTTTTCTAGTATTGCTGGTTTGTTCCACATTAGGATGGCATCTGCCGCCCCTTTGAGGTCGTTTTCATTGATTTTACGAACTACGGTAGACTTCTTAAAAGCAGTCTCTCCAATATTGAAGCACAGGCTGTACAGGGCGTCAAATTGGTTCTGCTGTAGGGGTACCTTCACCGAGGTCTCAACGGCCTCACTACACCACTTTAAATCGCTTCTAAGGAGCTCTTCGACTTCTTGGTCTGTCAAGGTGGTGCTAATAAGGTGCTGTTCGCTGGCTTTAATGAGGTGCCCTACGCCAATCGTCCAAAGCCCTTTGGAGTCTTTGTACGCCTTGTTACGGGCGCCTTCTTCTTTGGTAATGAAGGCTAGGGTGGATTGTGCTATTGCCATGATGTTCTCTTCAATATGGGTATAACGTTCGGTAAGGTGAATTATTGCAAACACACCTAACAGCCACAACAGCACTGCTACAAATCGTTTCATTTTAATGAATCGTATTGTTTATAGCAAGCGTCTAAAGCTGCCCGCAGTATGTCGGCTCTGGCAGCTTCCCGGTCAAGAAAAGTTGCATCCTCGGCAGAAAGGGACAACCCAGTTCTACCCTGTCCAGAACTGCCACTGTCGGCACGACTGGGACGCTCCCGCAACTTGATAAGAGCATCAGCGAGGTTATTGTTAATAGCAACGATTTGAGCATCTTTTTCTTTCCTTATTTGGTCGGCGGCTGTTTGTCGCTCTTTTTCAATTTTTTGTGTTTGGGCAATCTGTTCTGCTTTATATGCCAAAAATCGTGAATGCTCAAAACTATAGCCAAGATAGCCAGACCCAAGTAACAGTAAAGCACAAATTCCAATTTTGACATAAATAATCCAAGGTAACGGGAACATTATTGATCTCCAGGTTCGGTTTTACTTTTCATGGCTACACTAGCACCACCGGCGGCTGAGACAATTCCCAGTGCCTCGGCAAGTTCACGAATACTGACAGAAGCGTGCATGACCTCATAAAAAGCTAATGCAATTACGGCAATGAGGCCAATCACCCAACTTACACGACCGATGTCGTAAGTTGTGTTGTCTTTGCCAGTTAAAAGCTGTTTAAGGATTTCTTTCACGAAGCAAGTCCAGTTTGTCTTCAATGCGGTGAATAGCTTTTAAAACTTCTTCCCAGCGATCTGAAAAGTCGTCCTTGTGCATGTAGTTTTCAGCAAGGTGGGTTCTAAGGTCATGCAAGTCAATCTTAAGAGACTGGACAGCTGTCCAAAGCTCTTTTAAAAACCAGCCAATTGCCACAAAAACCAGTGGTAATATTATATTAAAAAAAGTTTGAAGATCCATTATTTAGCTTCCAAAATTGCTACACGTTTACGAAGAGATTGTAATTCAGCAACCATTAAAGCAATCATTTCTGGAGTAGAAACATCAACCCCTTGATAAATTGGCTTGCCGTTTTTATCTACAGCATTAGCTTCACCTGTTACAGCTTGCGGAATTACTGTTTCAAGTTCGTCAGCAATAAAACCAATGGCAGAAGCACCTGTTACATTCCATGTAAACGCCCTTGGTTGAAGAGCATCAATTTTTGTACTAAAATTGATTAACGGCGCAATATTAGATTTTAACCTACGGTCAGATGAAGTATTGTAGGTTGTAGAAACATTATCTACAGAAATTGAACCTACATTAGCACTAGCATCATATTGAAATATTTGAGCATAAGTATTTAGTGGACTTACATTAATTGTAATTCCCGTAGCACCTGAAGCTCCTAAATTAATAAACGCCGCCGTTTGAGAAACATTTCCTTGAACATAAAGTGCAAATCCACCTGCACCCGTACCAGCACCATTTATTCCCATAACACCAGAAAAATTATTTACAGTGGCAGTTAAAGATGCACCACCTAAATTAGATAATGCGGTTGCTGCGCTAGTAGCACCTGTGCCTCCATAAGCTATTGTAACTGGGTTTGAACTATTGTTAAATGAAGTTCCCCATGCTGAACCCGTGGATAATGCAATACCAACACTTGGGTAGGTTGTTGGGCCTGTAGCACCACTGTAACCACTGCGCCCACTGTAGCCAGAAATGCCAGAGAATCCAGAAGTACCAGTAGCACCAGAAAATCCAGAAGTACCAGTAGCACCAGAGAATCCAGAAGCACCATTAGCACCAGAGAATCCAGAAGTACCATTAGCACCAGAGAATCCAGAAATACCTGAACCGCTGTATCCGCTGTATCCGCTGCGACCGCTATAACCAGAAATACTACTATAGCCAGAGATACCAGATGCACCACTGTAGCCAGAGATACCAGAAGCGCCGCTGTAGCCGGAGATACCAGAAGCGCCGCTGTAGCCAGATGTACCATTTATACCACTGTAGCCAGATGTACCATTTATACCGCTGTAGCCAGATGTACCATTTATACCGCTGTAGCCAGATGTACCGCTGTAGCCACTGCGACCAGAAAAACCACTATAGCCAGAAACACCGCTTTGAGCATTTCCGTCTATACCGCTGTAGCCACTATAGCCAGAGAATCCAGATGAGCCACTTCCTCCAGTACCATTTATACCGCTGTAACCAGATTTACCGCTGTAGCCAGATGCTCCATCTTGTCCAAAGTAACCCGATGCACCGCTGTAGCCAGAGATACCGCTGTAGCCAGATGCTCCATCTTGTCCAAAGTACCCCGATGCGCCACTGTAGCCAGAGATGCCAGATGCGCCACTGTAGCCAGAGATGCCAGATGCGCCACTGTAGCCAGAGATGCCAGATGCGCCACTGTAGCCAGAGATGCCAGATGCGCCAC